TATATCACGATTTTCTGATTTGTCAACGCATTTCTCTTTCCATTCCCGATAAGTCATATCCTTCGGCACGTCATACGTTTTCCCGTCTGCACCCCTTGCAGCTCTGTCCCCGATTCCGTCAAGGTCGGCGAAATACGGAGCAGTGGCACAGCGGCACCTCGGATGAAACGGAGGAGCAGTCACGGCAGGTTCAAATTCACTTTGCTTGAAGTGCTTGCCATCAAGACCTCCGCAGATTTCGCAGGTGCTGGTATCGAGCGCAGAAACGATCACGTATTCCTCAACGCCAAGACTTTTGAAGCAATCGCGTTGCGAGCAGGAGGAAACATAGGCGCTTTCCGTCATGACAAGCCGTGCGGCATTGCTTCGGGAAGTGGAAAACTTCTTTGCCATTTCTGCAATGGTGTCCCGTGGCGCTTTTCCTGTCATGAGATCACGTGTTAAAAGGGTGTTCAGCTCCGCGCCGAGAGAAGCCTTATTCTTCCAAATGCGGTCGGAAAAGTTATAGCCGTCTGTTGTCCACGGTCGTTTTGCAACGTGCTCCAGAGCCGTGTCGTCAAGTCCTGCAACGTCCCATCCAACGCCAACACCTTTTTGAACCTCGAAAGCGGTATGATAATAGGTGTCAAGATAGGTTTTCTTGATGTGAGAATCGAGCGTGTCAAGCTGATTGCCGAAAAGCTTCTCAACCGACTGCTGCATTTGAAGCTGAATTGCTTCCAGACGTGTTACATGAAACCGTGCCGAAGCGTTTTCAAGCTGCCTTGCCCATTCTTCGGTCAGTTGATTTTCTTTTGCTTTTTTGATGTACTCGCCCACATCCCAGCGGAACTCTGAAAGCTCCCGCCCTGTCAGTGCCTTGCGTGCCTCGGAAAGTGTCATTCCGTTGTTGCCTGCAAAGCGTACATACCACTTTGAAAGCTTGTCCTCGACCTCCTGCTGCGCTCTGACGTAGGCACGATTCACCTTGTCCATGGTTTCGGCGGAGGACGCAAACTGACGGCTTTCAATGGCTTCAAACCGCTTTTTCCAGTAGTCAGCGTTGTTCATGTTTCTTCCTCACCGGACGGATTTTGGACCGCAAACGCACCCCCGAAAGAGTCCGCAGCTTCTTCTTTCTGTGCCTTTAGCTTTTCAAGCTCGTCCGATGCGTTCTTCGTCCATGGGTGCTGTGCCATTATGGTTTCATCGGAGATAATGCCGGCAGACTTTGCACAGTTGTCGATTGCCTCGGATTCATTGATCAGCATATCGCGGTTGAAGATTACGTCAAGCACTGTGCCGTCATAGTCCTTTTGTCCGATGTGCTGCAAATGACGATTGACAAACCATAGAATTTCCTCAAATGATGCCTGAAGCTCGGTTTCCATGTCGTTTGCGTCAAGATCAATGTCCGCATACAGGCTCTGGATGTTCATCTGATTGGGATTACTCGACAGCCTCTCATCCTTGCCGTCAAAGGAGCGCATATTCTCAACAAGTGCCGATTTCAGCACCGTAAGAACTGTCTTGTAATTCTCTGCGTTGACGTTGATTTCTAGCGTGTCAACACCACCGTCAGCACCTTCTACCGTGCGAACCTTTACCGCACCGTAAGTAGACAGATTACGGCGGAATTCACCGAGATCGGTTCCATCATAATTGCGCAGGACAAGAATGGTGTTGCGTACATCCTCCTGCATATTGTTCGCAAAATCGGATTCCAGAAGATTCAGCGTGTCCTGAAGATGCTTTGCACGGCGAATGTTCGGAATTTCGGCGGCGTTGCTTTTGATGGCAATCAGCGGAATTCTTGTCCAGTTAAACTGCTGCGCCCCTTTTTGGGTATTCAAGGTAAGATAGCTACCACGCGGTCTGTCTTCATCCGGCAGCAGTACTCCGCTGTCAAAGGTGTATGTATACAGTCCGTCCGGCTTAAAAATATCGACCTTCTTGACCGTCTTTCGCTCCGTGCCCTCGTATACCTCTACAAGATACAGCCGCGCCGCACAGTCTAACTGCGTGTGTGCTGCGTCCTTCCAGAACGGCAGAATCTCATATCCGGGGAAGTACTTGAATGCAAACGCGCCGTCATCGTCGTAATAAGGGTAAAGCCAAGCAATTCCGCAATTTAACGCACTGCATCCGGCATTCTTAAGCGTACGCAGAAAGCCTTTGCCGAGAACGTCCGTTACAAGACGAACATAGTTGTCGTCCGGACTGTTAAAGGACACGGGCTTTCCAAGCAGATAGTTCTTTTTCTGGTCGATGTGCTTTGCATACTGATTGTCGCAAATGCGGTTGTTCGGAAGGTTTTCAACCTCTGTCAATTCCCCGTTTTTCCCGATTGCCGTACGCTTGCGGTGCAGAATGTCGTGGTTTCCGCTGTAATAGCGTTCGCCGTCCAGCATTTCTCTGCGTTCGGGAGAAAATTCAAAGCGTGACAGCTCCGATGCGAAAAACTGAAGCTCTGACATTGCTTTTCCGTGCTTTATTTTTTCAAGCATCAGCTGCGTTTCGATGTTCTTTGTAAATATCATATCGTGTCCTCTCTATGCAAAAGAAAATGCCCGACCCAGAATGACGTCCTCCATTCCGTACCTGCAAGCATCCATCAGGTGGTTAAAGGCGTCACTCGGTTTATCAAGCGCATTCCCAAACTTGTCCTTGTCCCAAGTGTAATTTCCGATTTCGGTCAGAAAGTTCACGCACTTCGGATGGACAATGATTTTGTAGTCCTGTATAAAGTCAATGCCGTTGCGAATACTGTCCTTGCCTTTTCTCGCCGCGCAAATGCCGGTAAGCCCCAGTTCATAAAGGCGGTCAATGCTCTTTGGTTCGGCACTGTCCGCACGGATTTTCTCTTTGCGGTATCCCATTTCACTGATTCTTGCGGCGATTTTCTCGTTTGACATTCCCTTTTCGTACATTTCATCGAAAACGTAGATCAGCTTTGCAGAGGTGTCAACCATACCGCAAAATAGCGCTGTCGGGTCGTTGGTATAGCCAAAATCCAGGCCGAACACACTGCGAATGCTTGCCTGCGTGCGAAGCTCGTCAACATCAAAGTTTTTTTCCACCCAGTTTTCATATACAAGACCGTCTACGATGCCCCAGTTGCCAAGTCCCGCAACCTGATACCGCCGTGGGTTGTTCTGCTTCATTTGCTCGAACAATCGTCTGTCCGCATCGTCAAGCCATTCGTTGCAGGTGTAGTTCGTGGTCATAGCAAGGACGTCCGCACTCGGCGTGTCGAAAAATCTTTTCTTCATCCAGTGATGCTCGTTCCACGGGTTGAAGGTCAGCGTCACCTGCTTGAATAACCCCTCCGGTACTTCACCACGAATACTCTCGTTGAGCATATCAAAATCGGATTCCGTGCTGATTTCATAGGCTTCCTCAATCCACATCCAGCACAGAACCCCAACATTGACGGTGATGGAAGTGATTTTCAAGGAATCATCCAAGCCCCTGAAATAAATCTTTTGCCCTGTTGGGGCATAGGTCATTTCAAGCGGGGATTCTTTGATTTCCCAATAGGCTTGAACCCCCAAGCGGTTGATTGCCCATTTAAGTTCTGTGAAACAGGAATCCTTCAGGGTTCTAAAAACCTTACGAACAACCAATAAATTTGCTTCAGGGTATTTCATCATGTTTGTAATGTACCATAAAGCAGTTGTTTTTGATTTCTTGCTTGCTCTGCTGCCTTTGCAAACTCTGTATCTGCCTTTGAACTTCCAATAGTCCTTATAGCCTTTCCCAACAGTAGCGGGAAGGCTTACAGTGTTATATTTAATCTTCAAGGGCATCTTCACCCACAATCATAACAGGCAAAGCACCTTCAAGATTAAGCTTGTCAGTGAATAGCCCATAACGCTTGCCAATAAGTTCAGCAGCTTTCAAGCGTTCTTTTGCACCAACTTCTTTAGGAACTAATTCTTGGCAACCATCACCGCAAAGAATAGGAACTTCTTCATTCTGTTCACCACGCATAACAGAAGTCAGGTATTCCATGACTTCTTTTGCATCTGCAACCTTTTCTGAACTGATTTTTTCAAGCTGTTCATCAATATAGCCCTTAATGTTAGCATTTGTTAGCAGTCTTGAACCATTGACCCTGGCTGCATCTTCTGACCTGATTCGGGGGTATGCTGCTTTGTATGCCCTGGTTGCGTTGCAGTCAATCAAATATTCATCTGCAAATTTCCGTTGCTTGTCTGTCATGAAATCACCTGCCTTTCATTATCAAATATAAAAAGAACTGCAAAGTTTCCTTCACAGTTCTTCATGCTACCATTATATCACAGTTGATTGTAAATTACCATCAAGTGGGGTTATAATTAAAGGTTATACTTCTCTGAAAACAGGGTCAATGCTCTTTTATGTAGTTCATAAACCCATTGTGTAGTGAACCCCATAATTTCAGCAATCTGTTCCCAGGTCATGAAAAGCAAATATCTTGATTGCAAAAGAAGTTTGACATCTGCATCATCAATGGCTGTGACCTTCTTCCGGATTTCCTCTTTCAAATCAACATAGGAATCTATTTCAGCATTGATTTTGGCTTCAAGGTCAATCAGCTTATTCACGCAGTTCACAACTGGGGCTTCTGTTTTTCTGCCGGAAGAAGGCATTCCTGAAAGATTAGGGCTTGAAATACAAGT